ATGATGCGTGTTGCGTCGATGTACCACGTCTTAATTTTAATAATTTTGCCATTTAAAGTGTACCGAAATCTAGTGTTAAATTAGTTGTTGTTATGACGCTTGGTGCTATGGTCTGACCAGCTATATTACTCACTGCTGATGTGATGTATCCTGCACCATTTGTTAGCTGATTATTATTAGTTGGAATTGTAGGCTTATTAGATAAATTATTGTAATTAGAATAATAAGAACCATGCTCTCCGTCTAAAGTATCAGCGTTTGAAGTAGTCGTAGCAACACTAACTGAATTGACTATAAATTCACATTCTGTTGATTCTATAGATACGTTTCCATCTTCGTTGTAAGCATAGTTTCCTATAGAGACTGTGTCGTTTGCGGACAAATAAAGCATTGTCTCTATTTTATTATTTGAAAACTTACCGTATGAAGCACCTCTATCGTAATCGTATGTTCTTGTGCTTAATATTTCAGTTCCGTTTTTCTCAACGTAAGCTCTTATTGTATTTCTTTGTGAACCAGTGGCATTATCATAAACCATGTTTGCGTAAATTCTGTACCACCCTGCTGCTAAAACAGTTATGACACCTGATGAATGAGAAAATGCACTTGTATCGTTTGATTCTTCTACATTAAAATTAACTGTAAATTCATTACCAGAACCTTGTGCTATTGCAGCATCTACATTAGTTTTTAAATGACATACATGAGTGTCGTAATTTGCTGTTGTTAAGTAACTAGACCCTTGAACACCATCTAGAGTATCCGCGTCTAGCCCTGATCCTGGACCATCTACCGTCTTAATTGATGTGAGAATTTCTGAAGCTGATTGATCGGCAGTGGCTCCTGATTCAATTCCATCAAGTTTTGAACCATCTGCTGATACATCTCTTCCATCGACAGTTTGATTGCCAGTAAAAGTTATGTTTCCAGAAAATTGGTTAGCACCAGTTCCTGCAAAGTTACCGCCAGCAGTAACACCGCCTTGCCAAGAAGAACCATTGTATATTTTTAGTTCGTCAGAAGTCGTGTCAAAGTATAAGTCACCTTCTGCAAGTGAGTTACCACCACCATCTGTTGTAGGAGCAGAAGATGATATTTGATATGTAGATGCAAAGTTATTTACATTTGAAATATTTGACGCTGTTGTATTGATGTTTGTAGCGTTGGAAACGACTGCATTAATATTTGTAGCGTTACCAACAGCAGCATTTATATTTGATGCGTTTGAAACTGCACTATTTATATTGCTTGAGTTGTTAGCTACAGCAGTAATGTTGGAATTGTTTCCAGCAACCGCATCAATATTTGTCTTATTAGCATTTACAGCATTTATATTGGTTGCGTTATTTTTTACTGCGTTTATGTTTGTTGCATTTCCAGCTACAGCAGTGATATTAGAGTTGTTACCAGCTACTGCCGTTACGTTGGAATTATTACCAGCTACGGTTGTTACGTTTGCAGATATTCCTGCAACAGTATTAACGTTGGCTATATTGTTTCCTACGTTATCTACGTTTGTAATAGCATTAGCTACTGTGTCTATTTCAGAAGTAGTTTCGTTTAGATCATTAGCAGCCGTAACGACTTTGGCAATGTCAGCAGCTACTGTTTGTAAGTTGTTATTACTTATCTGACCAGCAACTGTATTTATATTTGTAGCGTTCCCAGCTACAGCATTAATGTTAGTTGCGTTGTTTTTTACAGCAGTAATATTTGTGTTATTACCAGCTACCGCAGTTACGTTTGAGTTGTTATTAGCAACTGTTGTTACGTTTCCAGAGATACCAGCTACCGTAGATACGTTAGAACTAACTCCTGCAACTGTTGATATGTTGCTTGAGATGTCAGCTAGAGTATCCATGTCAGATACTATTGCTGTTGTAGCTAAGGTATTCATATCAGATACAGCGTCAGCAGTACCTAGTCTTCCTATCTCTGTATTTTTTCCAGCAACAGTGTTAACGTTTGTTATATTGTTCGCAACTGTTTGAATATTAGAAGCACCGGATGCTGTGCTTAATGTATCTGCTATAGAACCTAAGTCAGTTCCGTGAGCAACTTGTCCAGCAACTACGTTTATATCATTTAGCTGTGATGCATTTAAAGCAGCGTTGGCTCCAATCTCTTTGATTGTTCCACCGTCATTAACAAATAACTTTTTAGCAGATGTATCTAGGGCAACTTCTCCATTAACAATATTGCTGGTAGTCGGTGTCGACGTACCACGTTTGAGTTTAATTACCGTTGACATGATCTAAAATGTGCCCCCGTCCACAGTTCCAATACGAGCTGAAGGAACGGTTCCAGAACTTAGATTGCTTGCATTAAGTGAGTTAATTATGGAAGAAGTTACGTAGCCAGCACCGTTTGTAAGTTGGTTATTGTTAGTAACGTTGGTTGCACCAGTAGCAATTCCGTTTAACTTATTTTTTAAAGCTGTTGTAAAATTATTGGAAGACTGAGTTGCAACAACTAAATCTAAAGTTCCGTCACCGTCTTGATATGTAGCTGTAATACCTGTTTCAGTATTTCCAGAAAACATAGCTCCGACTATATCTTGAACTTGTTCGTTAGATAGCTGTGTGTTTGAAGTTACATATCCAGCACCGTTAGTGATGTTGGCATTGTTTAAAGAAATATTTGAAGTTCCATTAAAAGAAACACCAGCGATAGTTCTTGCTGTAGCTAGTTTTGTTGCTGTAGCAGAGTTTCCTGTGCAAGACCCTGATGAACCAGTTGCATTTCCAGTTAGAGTACCAGTTACGTCTCCTGTTAAGTTAGCGTTTAATGTACCTTTAGTTACTGTTAAGTTTCCTGTACTTGCACCAGTAAAACTACCAGTACCCATAAGGAATTTATCTGAAGATTCATCCCAACCCATAAAGGCATTAGATGAACTACCTCTTTCAATAACTATTCCAGAGTCTCCACTTGGAGCACCTGATGTACCGTTACCAAGTTCGATTATCTTGTCACTAACAGTTGAGTTAGCTGAGTTTAATGTTGTAGTAGTTCCATTAACTGTTAAGTTACCACCAACAGTCATGTTTCCTGTGAAAGTCTTATTTCCTGCTGCTGTTTGGTTTACGTTTCCAAGGTGCATAACAGCACCTTCTCCGCCTATGGATATAACTGATGAAGCTTCTCCGCTACCATTGTCTCCAAATCCATAATATAGTATTTTGTCTGCTTCGTTAAAAGCTGGTTCTGACGGTGCTAATGAACTAGGAGCACCAGCCACACCAGTAGAAGCTCTTTTTTTTAATCTTATTGTTGCCATTTTTAAAAGTTACCTCCAGTAACTAAGGTTGATTTAGTGGTGGTGGTGTCCGCTTTGAACTGTGAACCGTCGTAGTAAACGACAGAACCTGTAATTTTATTTCCCGAATTGACTTGAAATAATCCTCCAGTTTCTAGTTGAGTTGCTACATCTTTTATGTCGTTAATATTGTCTGCAACTGTATTAATGTCGTTTCCAGGGGCATGAGTACCGACTGAGTTAGTAATAAGCCCTAGGTCTGTTGCTATTTCAGTTAATTCACCTGAAACAACATTGATATTAGTTTCGTTGTCAGCTACTTTATTGATCCTTGTGCTATTCGCTAAGACTGCATTTATATTTGCTTCATTAGCATTAACAGCTTGTATCGTTGTGATGTTTGAAGCAACGGTATGAACCTCTGTTGCTTTCGCTACTAATCTATGAAATGTGTATGTATGCGTTGTACTTGTAGTCTCAAGTATCATTCCAAAGTTTTGTGGAATGGTTGCTGTTACGCCTGTAATAATGACAGGTTTACCAACTCCTCTACCGTTTGCAATAGTGATATTTCCGGAGTTTGGGACAAGATCTGTTGATACAGCTTGCACAGAAACCACAGTGCCGTTCCCATTATTAATATCTGGGTTGTAGTCAGGAAAAGATGTTTCATTGGTTACGGGTACAAATCCTCCAACCTCTTCAATAAGGTCAATTATTCGTGCATTGATAGCAGCAGTAGTAGCTACATATGCATCTGAGCTAGACCATGCAGTTCCACTAAATAGTGTTTCACTTGAGTCTTGTTGGAAGTATCTTGCGTCAGATTCTGTCTCTGTGTAATATCTACCGTCTAAAGTTCCAGTTTCTAAATCTTCTGCCTTAATAGAACCATTAATTATATTATTGGAGTTTACTGTTATGCCACTAGGTAAATTTCCTGTAGCAAGTTTGCTATGTGATATTGCAGCACTTCCGCTTATGTCAGCATCAACAATAGTTGCATCTTTTATTTTTGCTGAAGTTACAGCTTCGTCTTGTATAGCTGAAGTTTTTATTAATTGTTGTTGCTCTTGATTGCTATATAGATTTTGATCTTGGTTGTTATTAAGGTCTCCTGCCCTAATTGATGACCCAGCAGCAAAAACAGCTTGTGCTGTATCTACATCTGTATGTCTAAATATATGGATACCTTCACCATTGCTTGGAATATTACCAGAGGTAAAAACAATATTGGTGTTAGATATGTTGTAATGTGTTGATTCAATTTTTGATGTGCCGTCAATTTCTACTTTGACGTCAGCATTTTTTAAATATGGAAATGTGAAACCGAACGACGTGGTGGAACCATCGCCGGTATAAAAATGTTCAGTTGTCGCCATTTATTTGGTTTTTTACAATTGTTGGGCAGCTTTTTGTAGTCGTATAATTTCGTTAATGTCTCCTCTGCGAGTAGCGTCCTCTATAGATTTGTTGTAATACTGTTTCTTATCTACTATTCCTCTTTCAGCGATTCTTGCTTCAGCCATATTTTGAGCATTTCTTAAAGCACGTTTTAGCATTCTATGAATATCTTTAAAATCATTTCTATCTAAAACAACTCCTGCTTGTGTAGCTTTTTTATATGCTTTTCTAAAAGTTCTACCTTCTTTAGTATTCATTATTCTTTCTACTTCTCTAGCAAATAACTTATCTTTACCCATTAGTTGAGTAACTTGTGATCGCTGTGCAGGAGAATATTCCACTCCATTACCATTAGTATTTAACTGAGGACGACCATCAAATTCGATATCAATAAGGAATTGTTTAATAGGACTCATCTCACCACTTTGTTTAAAAGCTGGAGAATAAGTATTAACTAAACGTTGCCAGAAATTAGTAGGCTCTCTAATTAAACCTCCATCAACCCAATCGTATGCATCTGGTAAACCACCTTTTGCTATAGGGTTTCTGTTAGCTAATAACTGTGTAAATTCTTGTTCAACTTCTTTTAACTGTGGAGTAAATAATCTAGAAAATTCATTTCTTAGACCACTTCCAGGAATAAAGCTACTTCCAAAACTGGCAAGCCACCTGTTCATAGCTGCTGGGTTTCCAGCAAAGATATCATTCATTGGTTCAAGACCAGCTAAGAATGATTTGTTAGTTATGTTTGCTGATAAAATATAGCCCATCTTATTAAGTTGCAGCTCCAGTGTTGGTTCATCTAATGAATCAAAGTTATCCATTACATCAGCAGTTAATGCTATCCAGTCACTGATTGCTCCAAGGTTGTCATAGCTATACCATTTACCATCCCAACCTTTGTAGGAACGAGGTTGCCATCCAAGTTGTCTTCGAGTCTGTTGTCTAGTCTTGTCATACAAACCGTTGCCATGAAGATTACCCATACTAAAGGCACCAACAGCACCAAATACTGAAATAGTACCGATAGCTTTTCTACCTTTCATTTCAGCACGAATAGTTTCATATGCAGCTTCAGGGTCTACTTTATTAAGGTCAATTTGATTTGATCTCAATAGTCTTTCAACTTCTGAACCATCCATCTCAGCAAACGGTTTACTGAAATTATTTAATCTGTCTACAAATAAACCTAATGGGTTATGACTTCCTGCAAACCTAAGCATGTTAATAGCTGTTCTTGGAAACATAAGAAATGGTTTTAGCATTGGTGCGTAGCTAAGAAGATCATTGATACCATCGACCCCAGCGTTATCTAGGTTCATTGCTATCTCTCTACTTGCATACTCAACACCTTTGTCAGTTATCATTCCTGTGTCGTCAAACATCTCTTTATATAGCTTTTTACTTGCTCTCTGTATGCTCTTATCTGTAACTTTCTTTCCTTTAGTTATTAAAGAATCGTAAGCTCTACCTCTCGATTCAACACTAGCAATAAACGATCTAGTAAATCCGTCAAATGCTGTCATTGAGTTAGCACCAAATCTTAACCAAGGATGCTCGGCAAGATCATTCATAGCTTTAACTCTTTCCATCATTGCTTGCGGACCATCAAAACCTTCAGCAGATTTAGCATCAGCAAAAGATTGTAAAGAATCTATTGTTTTTTGATTCTTAATTTGAAAGTCTTTACGCATGATGTATTCGACAGAACTAGGATCTCTAGATGCTTGTCTAAATACAGTATTCATATGAGTTGTAGCTTTTTGCAAAGTATCTACAAACCCAACTGTGTACATATAACTAGCTCTTCTTAAGGTAGGCATATCTCTAGCTATAATCGCTCCTGCCATAGTTGCGATTGGTCTTTCGATCATTAAAGCTAAGTTAGATAAACCAGCTTTTAATGGTGTACCAATAGCTGACAAAACAGAGTTATAGATATTTGCCCATGCACCTTGTACAACAACAGAAGGCATTTCTGGATTAGTATCAATGAAAGCTTTCTTAAATATTCCAGTTGATTCCTGGAAATATCTGTTTAAATGACTGATAGTTTGTACCTTGCCATCAGTTGTTTCATAAGCCAACATTAATGGTTTTAACATTGAAGGCTTTTCTTTATTGAGTTTACGTATTAGATCAATCGCTTCTTTAGATTCTTTTGTAATTTTTTTAAGATTATCAATAGTCTCTTTTTTTTGTTCTTTTACATAATTAAAAGCATTATTTAAAATATTTTTCTTACCACCTTTCTTCTTGAAATCTAATGTTTTAATTCGATTCCAGATGTTTGTCATAGCTAAAGCTCTACCTCTTGCATAAGAAGTTTGTGCTTTGATATTCATTAAATATTGCAATCTATCTAGCACTTGCTCCTGTGCTCTTTGTACAGCTTGTGGAGCATCTGCCATTAATCTTGCACCCTCTGCCATATCAGATACTTGACCAGCTAATGATGTACTTACATATGCCTGAGCACGTGCTAAATCCATATTCATGTAGTCATCAAAGTATTTCTTTATTGCATTAAATACTCCGACATATCCTTCTGAACTGAGGACTTTAATTCCTGTATCCGCATCTGTACCAGATAGAAATTGATCAACAACACGTTTCATTTCTGGAACGTCCATTTCATAAAGCGCGGCAGCTAGATCTTCTCCAACTTCTATTGCTTCATTTTTAGTTATGACCTTTCCAGTTTGACCATGCCATTCAACATCTAATTTTAAATCTTTGGATAGTTCACGCATAGTTCCCAGACCAGCATCATCAAGATTTAAACCATCTTTCAATGCAGAATCTGTAAATACACTTCCAACTCTTCCTTGTACACTATCTATATTTTTAGCAATACGAACAGAATCAAACTGAGCACCTATAATTCCACCGTCATCAGAAGTTCTAAAGCCTACCTCATACTCATCATAAATATCGTGTACACCTTTAATAGGTTTATCAAGATCTATATCCTCAGTAATAGATAAGTTGTATTTACCCATTTCGGTAAATTCATCTTTTCTTTTCTGACTATTGATAAGCATTTCATTCTCTACTGGATCAGCAGATTTTGGCTTTTTAGCGTATTTCTTTGCTTTCCAAGCTTTAGCTCCCTCATCTTTTGGAACCCATTGTGAAGCATCTTTAATACCTCTAAGTTCTCTGACAAGTTTAGAACCACCTAAAAGAATATCTCCCATAAAACTTAAGCCAATACCTTCATTGATATTCTTTTGACGTTTTATTTCAGGAGAATCACTATCTAAAGTGGCAACATTATCTGGTATCCAACCGTAAGTCTGCGGCCACGCTGCTTTTAAAGATCCAGCAGCGTTATGATCTTCTTCGTTTACTGTGTTAATTCTGTCAACAATACCACCAGCTAATGCATCAGCTCCGGCAGTACCAAAAAATTTCATTAATGGATTATTTCCAACAGCCCAGCCAACTTTAAGGTGAGCTGCTCTTCCTAATCCTTTTAACCACATCCCACCATATAAAGATGGAATTACAATTCCTGAAATTTCTCTTATTCCCTGTAAAGTTGCACTTTCGTATTTAGGAAGTTTTGGAACATTAACCCCTGGAATTATGTTTACTGTATCAACAGCAAAATCAATTACTCCAGCTCCCATAGCTGCTGGATAATTAGCAGCATTTAATGGGTTTCTTAAGTCTGCTCTTTGTTGACCAAATGTATCAGCAAAGGTGACTTGCTCACCTCGCTCTGCTTTGTCCCTTAATCTTTCAGCATTATCTTTTTTAGTTAATGCTTGCCCTTCTACAGGCTGTATCTCATTTGTTAATTCCGTAGAATTGTTTTGGGATTGCGTTGGTTGAGTTGTATTTCCTTGACCTTGGTCTGCCTGTGCAGCAGAATTTAAACTTTCTTGCCTTGCAACGGATTCTAATCGTTGCTGCTCCATAGAGTTTATTGCTTCTTCTGTCAGACGTGGAATAGCTTCGTTCAACGAATCCATTATTTCGTCATTCATTTAATTTTTAGATCTAACGTGTTCCCACTCTGCGGCAAATTCTTCATAAGTCATTTCAGATAAAGCTTTTTTGTCGCCATACTTATATTTAAAACGAGCATAAACTCGTCTGTCTTCTTTAGATAATTGATCTTTAATAGGTTTTGTTTCGTCTAATTCTCTACCACTTGCTTCTATATGTTCCACAAGTTCGACTCCAGCCATAGTGCTGGCGAATGGTAAATTAACTTTTTTAGTCATTGCTAAAACTTCTTTACCATCAGGACGTATGGAAGCAAAATGTTCTTCACCAACTCCTTCACCATTAATTTCGCCCCAAGCTCTAGCTGAGGTCATACTGGTAGCAGAGTAGTTTAATAAGAATTTATTTTCAGATGGTAGTTTGTCAAAAGCTTTTAATGAAACGCTGGTAAGAGGTTCCATACCCACAGCTTCTCTTTGTAAATTAATTACATCGATAGCATTTAGGTTATCAAACTTTTTAGCTATTCTTTTCGCTTTTTCTGGTATAACAAGGACACCCATACTTGCAGAATTATCCTGCATAGTAATTAACTCCTGTTCACTAAAAAATAATCTAGGAGAAGTCAAAGCAGAGTAACCCATATTTTTTAAATAGTAGTTTTCTTTACTAATTGTTCTATCAACTAAAGCTGCACTATCTGCAATTTCTTGTTTGCTCTGTGAAGTAGGACTAATAAAATTACCTTTATCATCTTGAAATTTACTTTCCGACCAACCTTTAGCGGTTTCGGTTTCAAAGTCTAATTTGATTTCTTCAAAAGCCATCTGAGCAGCTTTATGTTTTTCACCTTCAGGTAAAGCTTCATATATTTCTATGGCTCTCTTTGAAAATTTTGCTTGGAAATATCTAGATAATTGGTTGGCTCCATCATCAAATCCACCAACTGTAACCTTAGCTTTTTTTTTAACCATAGCTTCCAGATCATCTGAAAAGTCACTGGCATTAGCAACAACTATGTCACCGGCTTTGGCTTTCTTTACAATCTCTGGATCTAATTGAACCATCAACGGATACTCTTTAAGAGTTTCTGAATTTAGTGTTCCATTTTGATAAGCTAGTTCAGCATCTCTTTTTCTAGATTTGATAATGTTTTTATCATTATTTAGACTGTCAATAGCTGTTTGTAGATAAGGGTCAGAGTGACCGTTGTATTTTAAACGTTGATTTATTTGTACTTGTTCTAGTTCCTTAATGATGGTTAAGTCATAACCTTTTTCTCCAACCTTATCAGCAGGAATTTTTTTAAGATATTCCTGAGTTTCAGTATGAGCATTTATTTTATTCTCATTCTGTTTTCTGTTATATTCTGAAGTCCTATAATCATCAACAGCATCTTCAATTTCATTAGCTTCTACTTTGTATTGCTGCCTATAAGTAGTGGTATGACCATCATCATGCTTATATTCCATATCTAACATTTTGTCCGTTTGGTTCTCTGTTAAGACACCACTTTTAGCCAAAGTTAAAATATGACCTAAACCTTCTCTTCTAGCTTTACCTCTTTCGCCACCATATAAACCAGCATAATTATTAGAAAAATTGATCATGCAATTCACTCCGTCCGCACCTGTTAAGACACAAGACTCAAGTGATTTTTTAGCAGTTACTATTTCTTCTTCTTTAATTGCTGCTTCTCTTGTAGCATTCCAATTGTTATATGCAGTAGATTCTTTTTCTTTTTGTTTTGTGTTGGTATGTTTGTGAACAAGAGCTGGATTTATATCTCCTAATTGTTTAAAAAAATCCATTCTATAAGTAGCTTCAGCAGCTTTATACTCTTCGTAAGAAGTAGCACCATTTAATTTTGGATTATTTTTAGGATCATATTGTTGTAATTTGCCTTCTACAAATGCAACTACAGCTCCATGTTGTTCAGCTTTGTTCAGTTTTTTAAACTCGACAGAAGTCCAGATGTCTCCACCTTTTTTCTCCCAGTCAGTCCTTACCTCGTTTATAGCTCTACCTTCTTCATATAATTCTTCAGTAGCTAGGTCATATGCAAGTTGAGTTTCGTTAGGTACTCCGTTTTCATAGAACCACATGTGACCTTTTGCAAAGTCAATTTCTTTTTTTTTATCTTCTCTTTTTTTTAAAATACCAGATACTTCCTCAGACATACCTGCTAAAGCTATGAGATCATTCCCAGCAAACGAAGCGGCATAATTATAGTTATCAATTTCTTGAGTCCAATAATTATTCATGCCCTCGTTAATCTGTTTATAACCAGTTATAAGTTCTGGAACATAATCTCTTGATGAGGTTGGATTAAAATCTTTTGCCATTATGCATCTCCGTAATAAACTTCACCACCAATTGTTGGGAAAGTTGTAGTTCCCCAGTCATAAGATGTGACTCCATCAGTATCAAATCCTGTTGAAACAGTTTGATCTGATGAACCAGATAAAGGATTATCTTCCATAGCACCAAACGCACTTCCTGCGGCACCAAGGATTCCCTGGAATATTGGCATTGATGAGTTTTGCATAGGAGGATAGTTAGGAGCCATTGTTGGTACTGGTACTAATGGTTCTGTTAATTTGTTTCTTGCACTTCTAGCAGCTCTTCTTGTATTTGCTAGACCTTCTCGATAAACTTCTCCTGCACGGGTTAGACCAAAAAGTCTTTTCCCGACTGCTCTTCCATATTCTGCTGCAACCATAGTTTCATATCGTTGAGCTGAACGACCAGTTTGACCTGAAGCTCCCATCTTTCCCAATTTTTCTTTTACCATTTTCATAAAAGAAGAATGGTTTCCAGAGAGAGCTTTAGATCTAACGGCATTTAATTTAGCTCTAGCATTTTCGTAAGCACGATTAGCTGCTAGATCATTTTCATTTATATCGATGGCACGCTTAACTGTCTTAGCTTGATAGATCGTTCTATTCTGTAGCCACTGTCTCTTACGAATCTCCATCTGACGTTCCCATGCACGTCTCTTGGCTGTATTCTGAGCTTTAATAGCTTTACTTTGACCTATTCCACTAAGTATTTTTGAAGCTCCACCGATGGCTGCACTAGGACTGCACACGGCAAAATTCTATAAAGGATAAATTGTTTGGTCCATGTTTTAGTTCCCTTAAAAATTTGAACCCAAGGAACCTTAGAAGTTTGATATGAACTTTGTTTCGTTTATCAACGATATTCCAAAGCAACTTCTCTTCTCTACTTTTTATGTATCTCTTTGCTTCTCTAGCAAAGGTATGAGGATAATCGTATATAGCTGGTGTACATAGCATCCAGATTTGTCCATCTTCATAGACTCCTGCTATGCCAGCTAATTCACCATTAGGTACTTGAAAGTACACAGAATCGCAGTTTTTTATTCCTTCGATAATTGCATTTTCAGGATCATGTCCATGACCCTCTGTTATCTCCTTACGGTCATCTGGTAAAAGTTGTGAAGCTACAGCAATTGCAGCTTCAAACGTTGCGTTATGAATGTATTTAGACACGCTTATATGATTTAGTGTTGTAATCTCCTTCCCACTGATACGAAAGCAATGTAGCTGGGGACGGGTGTTGTGATGAGATTGTTATTTTTAAATTCTTATTTCTTTCATATGTTGGTATAGTTTCAAAATCGTTTGGTAAAAAAGTAAGGCTGTTTGCAACTAAATGGTTAGCTGAATTGACTTCTCTAGTTTCTACATATTGAGGTTTACCGTTTCTATCTAGTGTTAATTTATATACTCCTACATCTCCAAAACTAAACTTAACTCTATGAACTACTAAGTCAGATCTAGTATCAGATCTAAACTTTTCTCCTGCTTGATAAGTAAAATATATTGTTGGTAAAACAACTTGCATGTCATAGAGATATCCAATAATAAAAGTCTCACCCGACCAGTCACCAACTATTTCTAAATTAGATCCGTTGACTGTAACATCTGCATATCTTCCTAAGTTGGTTCCACTATCTGTGTCAAAAGCAACTAACTGATTAGTACTTTCTAATCCAGTAGGTTTAGTTTTAGTTGATTTTCCAGTAGTTGAACTATAACTCCACCCATTTGTAGACATTGAATGATCTAAATGGACTGGGTATTCAACTCCTGAACCAACAAAATGACCATCGTCATCAAGTTTTATTGAATATTGTAGTAATTGATCTTTATTATTATTTCTTACTACTACGTATAAATCATCATCTAACATACAGTGATAGACAATATTTCCTGTAAGTGTCCAACTAAACCATGCTGCTAATACTCTTTTATTTGCAGAGTCAAAATATCTATAGCCATACATTTTATTAGTACCAGTTTCACTAAAGAAAATTACATTATTTTCTCGAGAATTTGAAATAAGATCTAGATTTTTTGCGAATAGATTTGATACTACTTGGCTTTGATTGACTACATTAGGTTCACCTTCTCTAAACATACGAGACATTTCAAAAAATCTCGAGTTTTTTCCTGCATTATCTAAGAAACCTACGGTTGTACCTAAAGATATTGGGTTAGTTTTTTCGTTAAAATTATAAGCTGCTAAAGCATTTATCTTGGCAGTTCTAGGACTTAAGATATCACTATCTGTAGTCAACATAAACTGTTGATTTCTAGTAAATATGACTAATCCTGCATTAACTTGTATAGCGTCATAAACAATTGCTGGGTATGTAGAGCTACAAGATATATCAATAGGATCTAAATTTGAAATTGTAGTAGCCGTTTTAGCCCAAAAATTAAAGAAATTTCCAGGACGGGACATAATTATATTGGCATCACTTAGCATTACCAGACGGTTTCTAAAGAAAACCATCTTGTTAATAGTCTTTCCTACAAAGCTAGGTCGTGGGTTAGTACCACCATCAGCATCTGTATCACCTACGTTGGCATTTATCCAGCTAACAGTAGATAAAGTAAATGTAGTTGAATTAGTTCTGATCAATTGAAGTGGCATAGTGCCAGCATCAAATTCTATTTGTGTGCCAGGTTTTGCACATTCTTCCCAAACACCATTACCATCTTTATCATTATTACCCACAAACTTTACAAAGAAATCATCTTCTTCCTCAGCACTATTTCTAACTTGTACAACCATTCCATGTTTACACTGTCTTGGTAAATCTTCCACGGTCAATACACTTCCAGACACGACGTTCATTAAAGCTGTGTTTGGAGCTGACATGTTAAATACACCTTCAGCAATCGGTCTAGTTATATAAATTCCATTACCAATAATCTGTACGTTAGCTTCAGTAAAATTACCAGTTGCAACTATTGCTGAACGAAGAGTACCTAAGATAGTTTCTCCTGTAACAGTAGTTTTAGTATCAAAAGATGTTGGGTTTGGTCTTATTAAACCAAGATTTGCTTGTACTTTTGCTGTACTTATTTCATCTACAGTCACCTTGTAGTAGCCATCTTTCATGTAAACATATACATGATCTCCTGCTTGCCATCCCTCACCCCCATAAAGGAGGTCATTTGCTGTTGAATATCTAGTTCTGTAACTAACGTTTGATCCACTTCCAACAGGAGTTGATTGACCAGTGGTTGTAATTCTAAAATATAAATTAGATCTTCCAGTCTGCCCACCTACGTAATAATTAACTGCTTCACTGCTTATATCAGAACTAATACCATCTGGAACAGAAACACCAAATTGATTATTAGAACCAGTCACATCAGTCATACCTACTGAATAGGTTCCAGTTGGAATATTAGTACTGCCTTCAATACGAACTTGTTGACCTAGTGTAAGACCATGACCACTTTTAGTAACTACGATATTATTACCAGATGCTGTAGCTACTGCTGTAGCAGATGTAGCGGCATTAAATACACTTACTTGATAGGAAAAATCGGTTCCTCCTAAAGTAGATATGGCATCATTATCAACTAAAGTTCCTCCACTTGTAACTTCAAAAATTCTTGTTGCAACGTTAGGTGAAACATCATCATTGTTTTCATCGTTTATAGCGTCGCCACTGCCATCACTGTTAGCTGTTTTCTGACATCGGGTAATATTATTTACTCTGTCTGTATGATTGGCTATTCTTCCATTAGTATTACAGTAGTTATTACTAGATCGAACCAGTTCTACACTAATTCTGGTTGCAGTAGTTGTTGTTTGAAAATTTGTAGTATCAAATATATTTAATGAGTATTGACTAGCATATTTAATTTGATCTAATTCTAAAAAAACTTCAGGATCTCTAACTGGGGCAACAGTTGAAGACATAGCTATAGTTTTTAATCTGTTAGTTAGAAACGTGTAGTCATTAATAGTAAGAGTCTGTATATCTTCATCACTACTATGAGTTAAATATGTAGCCATAGCAGATGTAGAGCCAGTGACATTCATTTCTGAACCGTCACTACACTTCCACATATTGATATCACCTGTTCTACTAACTTGTCCTATATATTGTTCAGCTTCATCTCTGTAATAATGAAACCATTTTCCATTTGTTTGTGAATTATTTGTACCATCACTTAATGATGTTACGTATTTACCAGCAGGACGTTTCATCAAACCATGTGTTACATCAGGTAATACATTGTCTGCAACATTAACCTGTCCTGGAAGTTTGAGTTCATCTGGTTGTTGTGAGATGCCCCCAGTTAATGTTGGTATAAGTTGTGTAACACTTCCCATTATCTAATTAATGATTTATAAGGTTGATAAGCTCTGTAAGTACTATTCTTCGGCCAACCAAAGAAAGATGGATCTCCCTGATTGCATTCGTATTCCATTAAAGAAGCACGAGATAAACCTTCTTGACTTTGTAATAGTTTTACTAATTGAGGATTGTTAACCAGTTGTGTAGCTGCTCTGGTTGAAGCACGGGCGATTATATATCTTTGAAATACTGATGGTATATCTGTAAAAGAATAAAGATAAACAACATCTAATTCCATATCATGGTCAAAGACATTCGTGTGATTTACTTTGTCATATAACTTTCCATCTCTCTTAACTAAATCCATATTTCTATCAGCCTGACCATCGTTAAGGTCATAGCGTAAATAGCTGCTAGGGATTGTTATGTGTCCTGAATTATCTGGGGTTACTTTGATGTGTTCTTCAGTATTAAAATGCCAACCTTCATTTAAAACATCTTTAGTTACTTCAGAAAGAATGTTGTATATAAAAGATATTTCTGGATTTTGAAAGTTAAGAGTAGTGATTGGTGATTGACCAATGCTACCCAAGATAGAATTAACTGCGGATAGTTCTGTATCGGTTGCTATTTGAGTAGTCATAGAGAAAAAAAAAGGGACCCGAAGGTCCCGTATAAAATGTATAAATTAGAATGCAGAAGGAGCTGAAGCACCAACATATAGTTCTACTGCGGCAGCAGGATTTAAGTAATCTGCCCCCATAGCCATGCGTCCCAGAATGACATCACCTTGGTATACCACGGAGACATCCCCTGAAGTCACTTGGACTTGAGGACCTATAGCTTCTACAACACCGGCAGCTTCTTTCTGGAAGATCAAACCACATGACTTGGCTGTCATTTCTGTAGCAGTACCATAGTCATTGTTGATTCCAGTAGACGCACCTGATGCGTTTTCCAATGAAGGACCAATGTGTGATCCCATGTTTGATGGAGAAGTTTTACCTGTTGTTCCACCAAAAGCTGTACCATACTTGCCAAGGAAAGGAATGTTCATTGACTTGTAAATCTTGATACCAGCTATTTCAATTACTCCGTTACCACCTTGTAATGCAGTACCTTGAGAGTCTCTGTTTACAAGACCGTTAGATGATACATCAGTGATCAAACCGTAGTATTGGCGAGGGTTTAATACCGCGCATCTTCCAGAAGAACTGACTCCTTTTTCATCTAGTGCAGCAGCAGCATCATAGAAAGCTGTTACTAAGTTGCCTGAATTAAAAGCGTCGGAATCATTAGTTGTTGAACCAACTCTGATTTGTGTTCCGCCAGGTTCTACAAAGTTTGTCTTTGTAATTGGAGAAGCAGATCTAGCTCCTCTAGTGATAGCTCTGAAGATGAGTCTGTCATACTTCTCTGCTAATGCGTATCCAATCTTCTTGGATATTTCTCCTCTCAACTCGAAGTGCGCTAGTGTTTCGTCTAGCTCATACACGAAGGCACTTGAAATTAATAGGTCGTCAACAGTAATTGTTTTTTCTGCGACTGGAGGTGCGCCGTCACTGTTTCCTAAAATTGAATTTCCAGGAGTATGATATTCCGCAGTTGTTCTACCTGTGTAGATGAACTGAAGACTCTTACCGTTTTTCAATGTTCTTTTCATCACCATGTCACGAGCGATTGTCTCGTGCTGGAATCCTTTAAACATCTCTCCTGAGAACAATTTAAGGTAAAGTGCTCTAGCGTCACCGGCTGAGTTTGACTGACCTTGGCGTGTTAGCGAGGTAGTCAAAGCTGAACTCTGATGAGCCATGATTTTCTCTTAAAATGTAAGGGTATATTTGCTTGTCTCTTTACGTAAAAAGTTGTGAGTCTCAATTAGACTCAATTGTTTCGTGGTCTATCCCACCGTCTAGACGGCTGATGAGTATCCGCGTACGGGTCAAAAGCCAAAGTGAAAGGGAGTCCGACTCTGAGGTGCTCCCTTTCTGTTGTCATTTACTTCTTGTAAACAACGCCACGATATACGTAAGTAACCATTGGTTTCTCCCATATACCAAAGCCCCGTTCCATGCTTTGGTTTCATGCGTCCTAAACAGGATGAACGGAAGTCGTGGTTAGAAGGATGGTTCTCCTTCTGGTTCTTTATATTCAGGAACTTCCTTAAGTTTTAAAAAATCTTCAGGTTGTTTCTTCTCTGGTTCGGGTTCAAAGATCACCCGATGTGCTTTCATCTTTGTACTTTGATGTGGCATGTTATTCCAATGTCGAATGACCCCAGAACATATAAATAAATTGGTTAATAAAGTTAAATAAATTAAAATTTTTTCAACCAATTTCTGGGGCGGTGAGTGCAATTTGTGTGGATCTAGCATTGGCTAAATCAAGTGGAAAATTATGAGCGTTGCGCTCGTGCATAACTTCCATACCAAGACTTTGCCTGTTAAGGACATCTGCCCAAGTAGGTATAACTTTTCCATTAGCATCTACTACTGATTGATTGAAGTTGAAACCATTGAGGTTAAAAGCCATAGTGCATATACCCATGGAGGTAAGCCATATGCCAATAACTGGGAAAGCACCGAGGAAGAAGTGAAGCGAACGGCTGTTGTTAAATGAAGCATATTGAAATATGAGTCTTCCAAAATATCCGTGTGCAGCAACTATGTTATAAGTCTCGTCTTGTTGACCAAACTTGTAGCCATAGTTCTGTGATTCAATTTCCGTAGTCTCCCGTATGAGCGAGGAAGTAACAAGGCTTCCGTGCATAGCAGCAAACAGAGAGCCACCAAAAACCCCTGCCACACCGAACATGTGGAACGGGTGCATGAGGATGTTGTGTTCCGCTTGGAATACGAACATAAAGTTAAAGGTTCCACTGATTCCTAAAGGCATACCATCAGAGAATGATCCCTGACCAAATGGGTAGACTAGAAATACTGCTAGTGC